TAAAGATCCTGATGCCCAACCTGCTCCACCACCACCAGTAGCTGTACTTACAAAGACTGAGTTATTTCCATCATCTCCTTTTGTACCATTTTGCCAATGTGACACACCTGCTGCACCACCAGCACCAACTGTTACTGTATTATTTCCTGTTGATACTGCTACTGAAGTTGATACTAACATACCACCAGCACCACCTCCACCGTTTGAAGCACCACCTCCACCACCTGCAACAATCATAGCATCCACAACACCATCGGAACCTGTAACAACCAATGTTCCTGAACTGGTAAATGTATGTGATTTATAATTCACACCACCAGAACTATAAGTTGCTTCTGTTCCACCAGATGCAGAAAATCTATCTCCTCTGCTACCAATAGCATTTGGCATTAATACCATTCCCATATATATTACTCCTTGTTTACAAAGTAGCTAATAGTAAATCTATAATCAGGTCCGTAAGTAGATTGAGGTCTAATGGTATGAGGTATCTCACCATCAAAGATTGTTATTCTACCTGGGACAAAGCTAGATACTGTATGAGCATCTTTCAAATCATCATTATAAAATAATGTTTCTCCACCATATCCATCTTTCCATTCCAGATTAACATAGTATAGAAAAACCATTTCTTCTTTATGGGCATGACAGAAATAGTAATCACCACATTTTGAAAGGTTCACGATACATCTTTCAAAGTTATCAACATTAGGTTTTAAATCTGATAGGAAACTAATTTTCTTAAAGACATCATATAGTCCTGTTTCTTTCAACTCATTTAAAGTATAACTGCTATAGATACAATCAACATAAGTTTCATCTTCTCTATCTCCCCAACCTATTCGATAGTTAGATTTCTTTACATACCCATAAATATCTTGCTGTTGTATAAATGGTACTTGATTGTCGTATATTTCAATCTTCATAAATCACCTAATAACATAACCATAAATCACTCCATATTATTATACCTTACATTTTAAAGTGAAACGAACTCCTTCACCCGGATCGACACCAAAAGATGTACATTTAAAAGTGATTCTATCACGAACAGCAAATGTTGTAGTAGAAAGAGTACCAGATGTCATACCATTAGTTTGTTGAAATCGTGGTTTGGTAGAATATATAGTTGTTCCATTTTTTAATATATCAAATGTAGTAGTACCATTACCTGAAACATCCATCCAACCTACATCTCCAACAAATGTTCCTGCCCTTGGCATAACCATTTCACCATATATTGCAACAGCTATATCTTCTGTTGCCATGTCTTTATCAAACCCAGCAGTAAATGCAACATCATAAGGTAGTTGACTCCAACTAGGATTTGCACCAGCACCACCAGTTACCAAAGCAAGTCCAGCAGTGCCAGGTCCCAATCTTACCCAGTTGGCACTATCATAATACATAATGTCGCCTTGAGTATCAGATCCTAATGCAAGTTTAGTTCCATCAATAGAGTTAGCTGCAATATCAGTACCAACAATTGTACCATTTTCTATTTCTTGTGATCGAATAGTTCCCGGGAATATTGATGCATTTGTAATTGTCTGTGCAACAATTTTAGATTCCGTAACTGCTGTTGCAGTCAAGTGTTCATTACCAACTGCGAGATCAGCTAGTTTTGTTCCGTCAACTGCATCTGCTGCTATTTTATTTCGTGAAACTTCACCGTCTGTAATATTTGCAGCCAATATTGCATTAGCTGCTAGTTCAGTAGATGTAACAGCATTTGCAATTATCTGTGCATTAGATGCTGTTCCACTTAAATCTCCACCCATAGTAGGGTCTGTCGTAATAGTTGTAAAACTTAAAGTACCAGAGCCGTTAGTTTTTAATACTTGATTAGCTGTACCATCTGCAACATTCAGTTCAGCAATACCAACTTTGTTCGCAGCTATTTGTATATTCCCAACTGTACCTGTAACATCACCACCAACAGCTGTTGAACTAGCATCAATAGTAGTAAAAGATAAAGTACCAGAACCATTAGTCGTTAAAACTTGACCATTTGTTCCTTCTGCTAAATTTAATTGTTGAACACCAATCTTATTTGTAACATTACTTAAATCTTCTCTTGCTAATGGAAATCCACCAGCCGTTGAACCGTCATGGACTATAACAGTTTCCTTAGATGTGTCAACTGTTAGTTCACCTTCGTGACCAGTAAAGGTAGAATGTTCGGCTGTTGTTCCTCTTCTTCTTTGAACTCGTTTTGCCATATTATTTCTCGCTTATCTTTAGTAAAAGATTTTTTATTTCTATCATATCATTTTTTAAACTACTTATATCCTCAACACAATTTTGTAAAGTTGTTTGTTCTTGTAATCGTCTATCTCTTGCTATCTTATATGCATCTAAACCAGATATATCTGTATTTAAAACAGCTTTTGATAAATCATCTCTAACGAATTTGTGTTCACTCATTATGCTAATGCTATAACTCGTAAATCTGAAAGTATCGGTACTTTCGTAGTTGTTGAACTAGTCATAACAATTTTAATTGTAAAAGTTTTAAATGATGTATATGTTGCACCACCGCTTGTATAATTTACATTAGCAGTAGTCGGATCATACTCATATTCAATAAACTCTTTATCATCCAAAGCAACTGTATTAGTCTTTGAAGTTTGTCCCATAACTATCCAATTCTTATCATCAAACGGATCTGCGTCATACTGTGACAAAACTTTATAATAACAATATATCTCTGTTCCTGCTTGTTTATTGGCAGTTAGAAAAATCTTCAAATCAGTTGCATCAAAACCATCAGATAAAGTTACTCGTCTTGTAATATATTTTGCTAATGCACTACCACCAGATTTTGCATCAGCTTCATTAGTTGTTAAATTATTAATCTTATTTTCAACCGGTATAACACTCAATCGTGCCGTATCAATATATGGTGTAATATATTCACTTGTAGAAGATAGAGTTGCTTTCGCAACAAAACTTCCAGGTGTTGTATTAATAATTTGTTGTGCATCAAACGGATAATTTTCTCTTGCAACTGTATTTGCATAATTAGTAGAAAGAGTACCAGTAGACTGATTAGTAGTTTTTATTGCCCAATTAACCGCAGTCTTATTAACAACAATTTCTGCAGGTGTTAAATGCATTGTGTCCATTTTATAATCTGATGCATTAGAATTATGGAATACTGCTTCATGTGTACCAGATATTGTAAATGCACAACGATTTAATTTGAAAGTTAAATCCTGATTCTGATCTTGTTCCCATGTACTAGCATTTTGTGATTTAAAGAATACACCTGCATATGGTTGTTCAGAAACTTTTCTCGTAGTGCCAACAATGTTTTGTCCCATCTCTGCAATCCATGCTTGATACTTCAAACTATTAGTCATTACAACTATTGCATACTCACCGGGCATTAAGAAAACTGGATCGCTAAACGGAAAATTAGTTGCTGTTGCAGCTGTATCACTAACATTAACACTTGATGGATTTAAAGTTACATCTGAAAAAGGTACAACTCTATTTGTTGGAATTCCTTGTTCTACATCCCTAATATGAATTGATACGGGAATATTACCATCATCTTTTGTTTTAAAATATAAATCTGCACTTGATAAATAAATTCCATCTGGATATAAATTTGCATCAACAAGAAATGTTTGTGCCAAAGGATCGTTCCAACCAATCGTAACTTGCCGTGTAGTTATTCTCGTATCGGTACGCAACTGTGTTGCACTTCCCATTGCTCCAACATGAACTCTTGGAACTCTGGAAGAAAGAATAATATTCTCTTTTGTTTGCAATAGACCCTGTGCTTGATACATACGATCTGCATAGGTACTAGCTGTTTCTAAATTACCATTAGGATCATCTGTCAAAAGAAATTGTCTTTCACCAGTTCTAAATATTAATAACTGTGGGTCTTGTTCTAATGCTTGAACAGGACACGGTAATGCAAACACAAGACCACTAACAGAACCATTATCATCTGTATATATTGCATCACCAGCACTACCACCACTTGGCGTACAATAAGTTGTAATATTTTCTTTATCAAAGAAAGGATACACTCTTGTATTTGGTTTCATTCCTTTAACAGTTACAGTAATATTTTGAGCTCGAATAAAAGGAATAACAGAAACATTAACTACTCGTTCTCCTAAAGATGCTTCAACTGTTTCAGAACCAATAATTTCAGTTCGTACACCTTGTCGTGATTGAATTTGATCAGTTGCAAATGTTACATTATCCCACATTCGACCAATACCACGATGGCCAGCTGTTCGTGATACTTCTCTTTCATTTCTACCACCACCCATATCTTGCCAATCATTCCATTGACTACCAAATCCTAAACCTGCAAGTTGTTCCCATGCATCATTTTCACCAGTTGCATTAACAACCACTTCTGGTCTATTATTTGTTGCAACCCAATTATCATTTGGAGGATTAAGATCAAGTGTACCAACCCATGCAGTAACATTAAATGGATTTACATTAATAAATGTACTTGCTTGAGTTTGTGCAACAAACTCTGTTGTTGTAAATGGTAATGTAATTAAATCACCCGTCTTAGTAACACCTGTAGACGAACCAGATATATATGAGAGGTCTGCAAGATTTGATTGAAATGGAGGTCGTAGTTGACGATCTTTAAAATCTATTGAACATTTATAATCAGCATTTTTAACATCACCAATACTATGCCCAGCAAAGTCATCAACTAATATTCCATTTTTAAATCTATCTAATCCAGCCGTATCTTTAATAACTAATTGCTCTGCATCTTTTTCTAATAAACTAAGTGCTGTATAATATTCAACATTATTCAATCGTCTTTCCAACTTACCAATATCTTTCATAGTATATCGTTTGTTTTCAATATATGTAGAAATAACATCGGTTGGTTGAAATGTATATGCCGGAACCTCTAATTGATACAAGCTCATAGTGTTATCTAGTCGAACTGGAGGAACTGGATTGTCTGAAGCTACTCCTTGATGAACACCAAACTTTTTCTCTTTACTTAAATAAATTGTATCTATTCGTGGTTGATAATAACTATAATCTGCTTGCCAATTTGTATTCGGATATGGTAATTCTGTTCCAGACATAGTAGCTGCACCATCATCTCGGCGTGGTCTAAAATCAATACAATCTCTAAGTTCTAATCGTTTACCGGTTGTAGGACTGATAAACACAGGAACATTATCATAACCAGTTGCCGCAGTATATGAATCAGCAGAAAGATAACCAGTACCCGCATGTGTAAAATAACAAAAAATAACTAAAATTCTACCAGTCGGCGCAGTTCCCGTTAACTGGATTCTACCATGATCATAAAAATTATCTCGTTGACCATCATCCAAAGTATAACGAGATTTAATATCTGTATCACCAGCTACAAGACTAACCATTGTTGCACTATATGTCGTACCACTAATTGTTTCAGTTCCTGCAAAAGTTCCTGAAGTAACAACAAATGTAATTGTTGTTAATGGACTATGTGCAATAACAGTTCCCTTTGCACCACTTGTTCCACCCGTAATTGTTTCACCAGCAATAAAAGTTCCATTTGCACCCGAAACAGTTAATGTGGGTGGTACTGCATTAACACCCGTATTACCAGAATCATAAACGGCTTTAATTAAAGTTGCATCAGCTAAAGCAAGAGAATCATATGCTAATGATGTAGTATTTGGTGATGCAATTGCTAATTCTTTATTTAAAACAAGTGTCTTAACTCGTTCTTGTTTTGCATCAACATTCATAGTTACCCAAAAATTAAATGTCGCATTTAAAGAACTATCACCTGTAAATATAGTTACCGATTGTCCGTTAGCAGCTACTGTAACAGTTGCCGGGGCAGGAGATGTTGTACTAAGATTAACATTTGTACCACCCGAAGTCTGTGCATGATAATAAGTATCTTTTACAGTTGAACTAAGTACACCAGTTCCATAGAATGTTTCATTAGCACCACTTGATGTTAATGTACAAGTTCCCGAATTAATAGTTACAGAACCAAAATGTTTTTGTTTAGTATAACTTGTATCAATAGCATTTGAATCATCACGAATCGTCTTAATCGTATCTTGTGGTAATTTAAACACCATTGAGTTAAAATCTGTTTCAAACAATTTTGCATCACCACCACTTACTCCACCAACTTTACCTATATCAGCCACTCTTGATTCTGTCGATACAACTACAGGTGTTGCCGAAGCATTAACAGGAATTGAAAATCTTTCTGCGTCTGCAAATGCATTACCACCAGTCATTTTAATATCATATAAAAATAATTGATACCTCCAAGTAGTTGGTGTAGCAGGTGTTGGTCTGTCGATTACAGTTATAGTATGAGCTTTAGCTGTACCTATTTTAGTATTTGCATATGTAGTTGGGTTGGTTAAAACTGGAGCTGCATTGTGAATATCAAATTCTGTTCCAGTTGTAAAATCATAAAATCCACTCAAGTTATCTATCTTAGTATAATTTCCATATTGCATTAAACGATCAAAATTATTTACATTAGCAAAACTTCTTGCACGATCCACAACAACATCAGTTGAAATTAATGTTTCGTGTTCATGTCCAAAAACATATGCCTTGCCTGGGTCTAATCTTGTAACAAATTTTGTTGCATCAGAACTATGTTTTTTTAATTGAATTGGAAAATGTCTTACAGTATAACTTCCAGACTCATCATATGTTCTTCTTGAAAATGTTTCTTCTAATACAGAATAAATTGGAAATGGATTATCTGAATGCTTAACACCATTTACTAACCTAGTAATTTCTATAAAATCTGTATCATCTTCCGATGATGTAGTTTTCTTGGTAAGAGTAAGAGCATACTTCAATCTATCTGCACCCGGTGCTGCATAGTTATAAGCACCTTGTGCATTATCCAATAATGTACTATCATCACCAGAAGCAACTACCGTTGCCGATACTTGAAAACCAATTCGATATGATGGAGTATTTGTATAGTTATCTAAAATAATTGTTGATGCAGCTGCTCGTATAAAACTACCATTAAAATAATAATATCCTGCATCATTAGAAACAGCAGAACCTGTACCCGTTGCGGAAGATGATGCAGTTAAACACGCAACTGATTGGTCACTTGCTACAAGCCTTTCACCAGCAGCAAATACTGCGGAAGTATTAAGAGTAGCAGTTGCAGTAGCTATTGTACTATATCCTCCCCCCACAAGTGTTACACTCGGAGTGGTTGTATATCCTGATCCTTTATTTGTTACATTAATTCCTATAATAGTTCCACTACTACCAACAACAGCTGTTGCTGTTGCACCTGTTCCACCACCACCTGTAATAGTTACAGACGGCGTCGAAGTATAACCAGCACCAACAGCAGTTATACGAATACCTTGAATTTTTTGTGTAACACCACCACCCGTAAGATACTTAACCCATATAGTATCTGGATTACCAGTAGTAGCATCTACAGCTGCAGTATTCACAACTCTCGCAGTTGTTCCAGATTGACTACCACTAATTATCTTACCAGCTAAATTACCAACAGTAATTGCAACTCCATTATAATTAGGATTTAACTTTACATAATCATAATCAGTATCAATATGTAAATCACCACCAGATACACGACTACCATTTGCAAATATATGATCGCCGAACCGTTTAAGTTGGTTTCGTAGTATAGTTTGTTCTTGTGTAAGTTCTCTTGCTTGGACAGCAACAGCAGGTTTATAAAGGACTTGATGAAAATCTTTAGTTTCATCATAATCATCAAAGTAGGGACTCTGATTAAGATTTAAATTTATATTGGTTGTCATGTATTATACCTTTATTAAAATTCAACTACTAACTTGACATCTTCAGTTTGGTCAGAAGCACGATTAATAGGAGCTCTATATTCTACATAAATTTGATTTCCTGTATCTGCATCCATTTCACTTGCATTATAAGTAGTTGCTGTTGCAGCTGAACCACCAGCATATGGGTTTGCAATTAAGATTACTTTTCTAAAATCATCTCCAACTGCAAAATCTCCACCTTCTGTTCCAGACAACCGAACATTCATCATTACATATGCTCCACCAAGTTCTGTTTTTGCATTTGCACCATGTCCACCTTTAGGACCGATTCGTGGTTCAAGAACACAACCACTTCCACCACCACCTGCTACAGTTGCTGTACCAGAACGATACAAAGTACCAACTGCTGTCATAACAATTTCCTTAATAACACCACCAACTACACTTGAAACTCTTGCAGCTGCACCCGAACCTTCAGTCGTTGTAATAGTTACTGCCGGCATTACTTCATAAACACTTGTAGCATCAGGTGTCGTTGTCCATGCCGCTACTGTTGCAACTTTTGTACTACCAACATAATCTGTGATAGTTCTTATTTGTCCACTACCCGTACCTGAAGAAACATAAACAGTCATAGTATTATAAATATCATCTGTTGCTGAAGCACCTGATGCTAATTTAATTGTAGTTGATGTACTACCAGCCTGTGCTGTTCCAGTATTTGTATTAACATATCCTGTTCCACCATTCGTTACATCAATATGTTCCAATGCTCCATCAACAGCTGCTTGTTGTACAGTCCATTGTACCGTACCATCATTTGCTGTAAGATGCTTAATTGGAATCCAATCTGTCGTTACATATTTCAAAACATCTGCCTGCTGAACCTCATACATAAACTTCCAACGATAGTTGTCAGCTGTCGTAAAAATAGTAGAACTTTGACTTGTTGGTTTAGAAGTAGAAGCAACACCACCATAATTACTAATACACTTATACACATTATACTGATCTGTCATTACAAAAAATGTCTGGTCAATCTGATCATCTTGGTTATGGTCATATTCTGCATAAACTGTTCCATTAGTCCAATTAACTCTCTTAACAACATGAGATACATCTGTAGAGCTAATCAACTTGGCAGCAATCATATCATTATAATGAATAAATGGTGCTACTGTTGTATCTTTTGGAGTAGGAATTGATGTGTCAGAAGGATTAGTTTCTGCATATTGTCCCGTACTTGCGCCAGACCAACTATCAGCTTTTCCTATCATTAGATACAATTTATTTCCTAAACCATCCCCAGTAGAAGCTGTATCAGCCTCTAATGCTTTAATAAAATTATCTGCGTTATAAGTTCTAAATGCGTTTGTTATAATTGCTGGCATATCTCAAATCCTCTTGTTAATTTCTTATATTTATAATATTTATACAATACTTATGTGGCTATTCATAGTAATTCTTTGTTTTTCGTTCGGAGTTATAACATATGTGGAAATTGTTTCGTCTTTAAAATAATCAATCGTATACTCATTACCACCCAAACCTGTTGTCAATGTACTATATCCTGCTTGTTTTGCAAATTTTAATCTATCTACTTGACGCCGTAAGGGACCTAATTGTAATGAACCAGTAAGTCCACCAGTAACCAATCCCCAATCTGCTGAATATGATATACCTAAATCTGTAATCAAACCATAATCATCATTAGTCAACATTGATTGTTGAATATATAAGTAATCATCATACTCTGCTGATGTTAATACAATAAGCGGTAAATCAATTTCATATATATGCCAATCAGAATGTCCAGGTCCCATATTAGAACCAGCTGCTTGTCCATCATGTGGCCACGACCCACCAGACGGCCATTCGACTAAATTCTGATACAACTGATTATTCAATCTTACAGCAGGAGTAATATCACCATCATGGAATATAATTGTATATGGCCATTGGTGTGTTGGAGGTACAGAAAGTTTTAATGCAGTAGGCAATAGCCCTGTTATTAATGTTCTTCCAAATAAAGCAAATCCTGATGGATGCACCACTCGTTTAACATAATCTCTCCATTTGTCAATCGTATTACCTGCTTTAATCTCATAAGAAAATGCTTGATAATATTTACTATCTTGAATATAATTACCTACCGATATTTGACCATCATCACCAACCCATCTTGTATTGGCTTCATTCTCATAACTACCAATAATTGCGGTTGCAGTTGCAGTTCCATCACCCTTAGTTGTACAATTTAAAGTTGGAACTGTTTGATAATGAAAACCACCATTTACCAACTTTAAAGTTTTAATACCACCAATACCATTACCAGCTAATGTAATGTTTGCTCCTGTTCCAGTTCCACCTCCAGAAACGGTTGGGATTGCTTTATATCCATATCCATTATGTTCAAACTCAACAGCAGTAATCACACCAGAATTTACTGTCTTGACAAGAAGGCTACAAGTTCTTCCATCAATCTCAAGTTTATCTGTATTGTTAATTGTTAATTTGTCACCAACAACATATCCTGTTCCTCCAGATACAATAGTTGCTGTAGTAATACTTCCTGTTGTTAAACTCTCAACTAAAAATTGTGCGCTAGTAGCTCCTGCTCCACCACCAACTATTGGGATATTATCATCAACACTATAACCATTACCACTATTTGTTATCGTATAACCTGTTACCATACTATCCAAAGTAAATGTATTTGTTCCATCTGAAATAGTTTCATTATTACTAAATGTTCCAACTACTTTTGAAAGATAAATTGTAGATACAACAAATACTCCCATATTCTCATTCAATACCAATTCAACAATCCCCTTTGCACCAGATGTTCCACCAGTAATCGTCTTACCAACAATATCAAAAATAGCTGAAGTTCCACTTGTATCAATACATCTTAAAACTTTATCTTTTGTATATCTTCCATCTGATATACGAAGTATATCTTTTGATGGATAATAAAACTCAATCTCCTCCTGATACAATAAACGAAATAAAAACTGGAAAGATTTTTCACTACCTTTGGAACGATAAAAATCACGCAATCGTTTTATTGCATGAGGTTTGTTTGAATTAGCAAATACAGCTTCTGGAATATCCTTACCAAATTGTGTTTTAAAATATTTTAAAAAATCATCAACTGTCTTATCAATATTAAAATAATTATTTAAATTTCCAATAATCTCATATGGCTTACCGACTTGTTCCAGATACTCATAGTATGCTTCTAAAAAAGCTACAAATGTAGTATGATCTTCTTTTACAAATTGCGGTAATTGTCCCTCTACAAGAACAGAAATTCGTTCATCAAACGAAGGATGTATTGGTGTATTTGGATTACTTGCCATATTAGATTGTTTCTGCAACCATTGTAATATTGATTGCGGTCGTATCAGTTAAATCAGTTGTTATTACTTGTTCTCTTAAAGGAGTAATATCTTGATTATTAGTTCCGGGTGTTACAGTTATTTTAATATTAGTTGTTCCATCAGAAATTGTATAAGGAGTAAAACTGTTTAAAACAACTTTACCAGTAGTATAATTTATAGTACCAAGATTAGTTGATCCATCAGCAAGTGTCATATAAGTTGTAGGAACATCAACAGTAACAGTACCACTAGAATATGTTGAACGAGCCAACTTAACATTACCAACACTATCATCAGCTAATGTATATGTAAATCCATCACTCGCAGTAAAGGCTGTACTAGTAAGTGTTCCCTTGGTTAATGTATTATTAAACTCTAAATTATAAGTTGCAGCTACTGCCAATGTTGCAGGCGCTACTCTCATTTGATATTTAATAGATGTTTTATTATTTCTAATTGCACTATTAGTATCATCTATCAATCCAGCCAATACTGAGTATCTAAACTTATTTTCAAATTTTTGTAAACTGTTTGAGAAATAATTTGTAATAGTTGAATCAACTGCTGACTTTAATATATCTTCTGTTGTTAATAAAGTAACAGGATCATAATTAATAGTAGTATCAACTATTAAATAATAATAAATCGGATCAATAATTTCTGGTGTAACAGTTACAACATTTGTCTTTTTCAAGATAGTAGTTTTAATTGCTTCTTTAGTAGCCGTACTAAATGCTGTATCACCAGCCGGCTTAACAGCGATATAAACTTTTCCATATACTGCTGGACTTGCATCTTCACCACCATATACAGTAATAGATTCTATATCTGTTCTCTCACTTAATAAAATTGATTTATAATCTTCTTTTGTTGTTGCACGTTTTTGTGCTTGATATAATTTAGGTGCATTGGTTTTTATAGAAGAAATAGTTTCAATCGCTGCACCACCAGACGCAACACTTGCAGTAGTTATGGTATAATTAGAAGATGATAAACCAGCGACTGTTCCAACAGCAGTAAATGTGCTTGCTTTATTTGCAGCAGTTCCTTTGGTAATTAAATACTCAAGATAAATAATATTACCATCTATAAGTTTTTTACCAACAGAACCATCACCAAATAAAATTTCATATTTTTGATCTTCAATTTCTTGAATCCAAAAAACTTTTTGTGTAGATGATATTGTAGTTACATCTAATGAAGTACCATTAGCCCAAGTTGTTACTGTTGTATCAGAAGCAGAATTTTGTATTTTAACTGTTATTGTATCTGTGTCAACATTTTTATTTGGAATAATATATCTTTCTGTCGTATCAGATAAATTAACTCCATATTGTTTAGTTACAAAATTCCCTTCTTTGATTGCAAGATTATTAGCAGTATATGTACCAGCAGTTTCACGATATATTGTTGTATCAGCAACAGTAGTAAATGTATAACTCACACCATTAATTGTTGATGTGAATTTTGTATTCTTTAAAATTGTTAAAGATGTTGGTGAACCAGAAGGTGTTAAAGTCAGATTTAAATAAGCAGTAGGAGCTGTAACAGAAGTTGGTATAACATTTAAATGTTTGGCATGAGAGATTACCGATTCTCGTAGAGTTGCAGAATCTAAAAACATTTCGTTACCAAGCATGTTTGCATAATATCCCATATAGTGAGTATTATATGCAAGAACATCTAATAATATATTCATACCACTTCCCTCAAAATCATAATCTTGAAATTGTGTTTGTGCTGAAAGATATGTTTTTAAATTACTTTTAATATCATCAAATTCTAAATCAGTAATTGCTAGTTTATTACTTGCCATTTTATCTTATCCTCTCCAAGAATAATGAAACTTCTATGGGCTCTGGTGAATTGACTACCCTAAAAAATATTGAAACATTAAATCCATTGGCATCTAAATCTCCCGTTACATTAACATCTATTACTTCTACACGCGGTTCAAAATTTTCTAAACATTGTTCAATTGCCACTTTAATATCGTACTTAGTATTAGCTGTTGACAAACCAAATAAATGATCTGTTACTCCTCCATCAATCTCAGGATGAAAGGGTCTCTCATATCTATTTGTTCTAACAAGATTCCTAACAGATCGTTTAACTGCTTCTACATTTGTCTTTCGGACAACATCTTTGGTTATAGGGTGTTTGGTAAAATCTAAATCCAGATCAGCCCAACCTCTAGTATGTGTCGAAAGACCCTGTGAATAAATTGCCATTATCGTCTTTTCCCTTGTCCTTTATATCGTTTCCAACTTGCCCGCTTCTTTTTATTTTTTGGGGTACTTCTTTTAGAATGACCAATAGATGTTACTTTCTTAATTCGCTCTTTTTTGTTCTCTTTATGCGCCTGCATTATATCTCCTCATATTTATAAAAGTTTTAGTATAATTTTCCAAATGGGCCGAATCTTGATCCAAAAGCCGCACCTTTTTTCTGAGCAAAGTAAAACATATTTTCAAACATGAAATCAAATTTTTTATCAGTTGTTTTCTCATATAATAATGAAATCATGTAAGCAAATTCAACTAGTTGTAAACTAGCTGCAGTATTAGATGTTATTGATCCCTTTAATCCGTTTTTCTTTAAACTAGCTATATTTGGTATTAAACTTTTCATTTGGGATTTAACTTGTGATCCATCACGCCACAAACCTACGCTTGCCATTTTTGTAATTAATTTTACTCGTTTATTCCAATAAACCCAAGTTGGGTTTTTAGGTAACTTTTCTGTCTTTGCTTTGGATGGCAAAACTGTATAATTTATTACACCATTATCACCTTTATATCGAGGAAGATCACCAATTATATGTTGACCATCTCTGCCTTTTCCTAAACCATATTTAGGACTTTGCCATAATTGCAGCATCAAATCCATAGGAACTTTTCCAAGTTGTGCTGAAGAATTTCCAGCAGCTTTAAATTCAAATGTAATATTTCCAGGTGTCGTTTGATTACTACCACAACGCATTACTCCAACATCATTTTTTTTCGTATCTGTAACTGTAAGTGTATTTGTTTTAAGATCAAAATTTCCGTTAGAGAATGGTACATTTAAATCAAATTTACCAAACCAAATATTAGGATGTTTTACTTCAGCACTTTTTCCACCTTTCATTTCTAAATTAACTTCCTCATATTTTACTGTTTTACCTACTTTCTTTAATGATATACCAACAACCTGTCGTTTATGATAAGCAACTTTTAAAATAGCATTGACTTTTTGTATAGTGTGTCCATTCTCTTTTAAATCTTTCAAAACATCATTAGCATCTTTTTTTGAACTAAGCAACCAAATATCTGCTGGATTCCAAGAATCTTTTTTACTAATTTTTCCGCCTTGCCAAAACGGCCATTTACCAATATGTTTTTGTATGCCGGCTTGCGCACCTCCTTTAATAAATGCTACAATTTTATCCATAAAATAATCATAATCGAATACATTATATGTACCATTTGTTAATGTATTATCTGCATCTATAAATTCATACTGTCTTTTAAAATGACCCAACCAAGAATTAGATTTTGGTATTAATTTACCATTAGCTGTTTTCGTCTTTCCATAGGCTCTCTCATCAAGAATATATTGCCACATCGGCCTTATTACTTTATAAGCAAATCCTTTTTTATCATTTGGCTGATCACCAAATCCCTTTACACCAGAAAAAGGCTGTCCTAATAAATGTTGAAACATTTTTAAAGTAATTTCTTCTTGTATAGCTGTCCACTCAGCTGAAGGAGGTGTTGGCGGTTCTTTAGATGATGCTGTTGGATCAACAGCAGGATCTCTCGGAGAATTACTAGTATCTTTAAAACTTATCTTACAAGAGTAACCAAGTTTCTTAGGTTTAATACTACCAAGCTCCTCCCACACAAGATTATCCTGCTTATCAAACATAACATAATTTTTATAAGCAGTTTTTTTTCCAACCGCTTTTGCAGCTGCAATAAATTCCTTTTTATAAAGACCGCCTGATGGTTTTGGTTTCTTATCCGCCGTTCTACCAAAATGGAGTTTAAAACTTCCTTTATTATATTCTGCTTTTAAATTACCAACATCTGCATCTTCACCAAACAGCCACCATTCAATAGGAGTTTCTTTTTTCTTCACCTTATATCCTGGGTCTTTTTTTCCAGCTACTTTAATGACTTCTTCAAAATAAGCTAGAAATTTTTTAGTAGAACCGGGAGAAGATTTTACTGTATCTTTTATTGACGGACCCCATTTCCAATCCCATGCCATAACTTTGGACATACATTACTCCACACGAAGCCACTTCATATCTTTTGCATACTTGACTGAATCATCCCATTCTTTCTCATTACGAAAAATAACAAACTCACTATGTGCCTGAGTATATCCAAGTACATTACCCTTTTTCATTTTCTTTTTAAACTTCTCTGCAGCTTTGAGAACATTACGATCCTTCATGTCTTTCCAGCTCTTCACTTTTGCTTCCATAAATTCTTTATAAGTTGATTCCATTAAATTAACCCTTTCAGTTGTTTAATTGTACTATTGACGTTTGTATGAAGAACACCAGTACCACCAGCACTCTCCCATTCTCTTATGTTCTTCTTATGATCATCAATCAAGATTATATCTTTGTCAGCAAAATTCTGTTTCTCTCTGCGTTGCACGATATTGACTTGACTTGACGGAATGCCGAGGTTCTTCTCACACCAAAGAGTCTTGCCTCTGATAACTTTCTTATCTTTATTACAAACAGATGGACAAGCAGATAGTATTTGAGGTTTGTATGATTTGATGAATTTCCAGAGTTTTTTGCCACCAGACTCCCATCCAGCTTCTGCCCAAAACTCTGTACCAGTTCCAGCTTCACTATAAAAGAAATCATCAATTACTCCCTGATTCAATTTAGTCGTACCAAGATGCCTCTTGATACTACCAAGTAAATCAACCAATACTCCATCCATATCACAATATATTTTTACCATATTTCTCCTCTTAAAAACTGGGCCAGGAAGATCACCACTAGGTAGCTAAATAACGTGATGATCTTCCTGTTAAATCTGGATGGACTAGGGGAATCTTCACTCACCAGGTTACCCAGAATTTTAGTATTCATCTTCATATATTTATAAGTTTTATTCCCCATTCTTTCCTCAATGTTGCGACTGTTTTTTTCTCATCAAACTGGGCCAGATGGATATTCCGCTTGGGTCTGGTATATCCATATGCATATCCTCTCTCAAATTCCAATAGTGTTTCATCATCAAATGCATACCCTTCTGGATATAGATACCTGGCACAAAATTCAAACA